ATGCTCATGCAATATCCACAGTAAGACAGACTGACCTACTGGAGAGGAGAATACTGCCCTGAGATCGTTAATAGTTGTAGCCATTTTTATGCCCTCTCAATTCATTTTTCTAGTAACAAAGACGACCGGTGATATTTCGACCTGCAAACTCTGGCCAAGTCTCTATGTCTAAATAAAAGACTCCGGCCATAGCGCCAGAATGTGCGCCTCCACCTGACATCACAGTTCTCCATCCACTTCTTCTTATAGCATAGTAGTCGCCAATATGGGTATCCTCATGACCCCTTAAGGAATCAGGCAAAAAACCTCTCCCGATTGGTAAAAGGGTTTTTTGATAACCTTCCGGGGAGGGTAATATTACACCTAGGGATGTATAGCTAGGTGCTACCTCGTCAGTAAAATAAGCATCGTTATTACAAATGTACGGAACGCAATTATAGACACTAATGCCGTCAACCCATTTATAGAGATGTCCCCATGGATTTTCGATCCATCTATAAGATACGTACGATCCTTTAACACCATCGCCATTAGTTACATTTTTGGTAGGATTACCATTGCTCAAGCCGGTTTTTTCTATGGGATTATTATTGTTCCAAGAAAGCCAAGTAGAGTCCCAATCCGTTAGTCCTACACCGATACTAGACTGACTGTTAAATGAGCCATACTCAATTAGGTAGAGAAGCTGAACTGCACTCATGAGATCAAAATCCATTTGCCTCCAACCGGCCCCTCTGTTAGCGGCTATTGTTCTGAAATCTGCTCTTGTGCCATAGGTGATAGGAGCTTTGCCAGCTACACTGCTCAAGATATCATTAGACCAATCTCTTTGAGTTTGAATAACACAAGCTACATTAGCCTCATCTTCTAAGTCACAATCAACGGTTATGGTGGTGTCGGTTACGTTTATGATCCCACAAGTGAGATTGTTATTGACTGTTCCAGATATAACTATTGTATCTACACCTGCCTCAAGGTTTGTAAAAGGATGTGTTAAAGTGTCGCTAATAATGGTCTCAGTCGTGCCATTGAAGCTCATCTTATGGGCGGTGTCGAATGGCAGGTATAGGCCGTTAATATACACATCCCTTGATGTGTCATACAAAACTCCTTCATAAGCCCCTATGTATCTGGCTTCCACATCAGTTCCATTCTTGTGAAAAGCAGGATGGAGATTATAACCGGGCAAAGGATTGCGACTTATGGAATAGCTATGCCAGCCATCATAGTACTGATATCTATAATAGAATGCTGGAATTTCCACCATGACTTGCCCATCATCTCCATTGAATACTCCTGTGCAGATCTCAAAAGCATCATAGGTGGTAAAGATATCATCTTGAAGACTGAGAGCATCGTCGCTATCCTTGGCCGTAATTAAAGAATAGGTATCCGTGTCAATGTTATGAGCATAATGCCCAACATAATCTGACGCAAGACCTGTAAATGCCCTAAAAGCAATTAGCTTTTTTTTAGCTTCATCTACACAAAAGCCAGCAGTTGATGGACTGACACCCTCTCGGTTGTAGCCATCAAGATAATAAACCACTGTGCCATCATCTGCCAAAATGCAACGCCTAATATCTTCATGGACGGGCATGTCAGGCTTACCCATCTGGACATAGATGTCCAAATTTTCGTTCCAGCCAATGGAGCGGGGTTCACTTTCTGGCGGGTGGATAATGGGTGCGGCGTCAGGAACTGGCTGTATATCCAATTCAACAGCAGCTATAGCACTATTCACAAAGAAAAACAGCCATATTGTAAGTACAATTATCTTTCTCATCACCTCTTCCTTATCCAACCTTCTTGCGGTTATATCTCCGTCCGCCCAAAGCCCTAACTGCGCCCCAGTATATCCACGAAAGTGCACCATGACCTTTCTTCTTTATACACTCTCTGAGCTTTTTATCTGCAGCCTTTCTTGAGATATCTCCTGTGTGATAGTGCCAATCATGCTCTTCACAACAGTCATAAAAGTCAAAGTCTGGTGAATATGTACAACCATCTGAAAGAAATTCGACGGCTTGTTTGATGTGCTTTTTCATCTTCTCTTTCTCGGCCTATCTATTTTTTCGATGCCTTCTCTATTGCAACGCCAGTCACCAAGCCAAACAGACCCGAAGAAAGAATCTTAAAAAGCTCAATCAACTCCGAGCAATCTGGTTTGTAAGTGGCCAGCCCAGCTAAAAAACAAACTGCCAGCACTACCAAAATCTTATCATTCATGATAATTCTCCTTTTTCTCATTCTTATTCTTCTCATCACCATTACCATTATTGTTATTGCTGCTGCTGTTGTTCCGGGACAACCGCTGCCTCAGCCTCAGCTTGTGCCTGCGCTTGCTGCTGCATTATCGCCAAGATTCGCCTTTTCTGAACCTCTTCCTCGTCAATCAGCCCGCGAGCTGGGGCACCCGCCACACTATAAGCATACCGCAGCAAATAATCCCAATCCAGGTTCATTGCCGTGTCAGGATTTGCCTGGAGTATGGGGGCTACACCTTCAATTGCCTGATTCAGGCCTCTGCTCTCAAACAGCTTTTTCTGAGCCACAGCGAGGGGGCCAAGATACTCTATATCAATTTTTCTCCCGACTAAGCCTTCAGGGGGTGGTTCGAGTCGTCCTGCGTTAAATTCAATGTTGAACGCACCTTCGATCACCTTGTCCAAAAGCTCATTCGTCAGACGCCCTACGATGTTCCCTAAGATTGCAGCTTTCTCGCCCTGCCGCTCCACAACTTCTGTGGCGGTCATAGCCCTTTCCTGATGGGCAAACATCAAGAAAAAGTCAATGCTAAAGAAATCTCTAACGCTCTTCTGTATCTGCTCCTCCCTGTCTCGACCAATTGGGAAGTTGATCCCAAGGTTAACCGGGCTGATCTTGTTCTCAGGGCTATCAAAGTAGTTAATTCCGTTGGGGGTCAGATCGACATCCGCATTTATTGGCACATTCATCGGCGGCTTAACTGAAAGCTGTCCAGCCTCGAGCAAGCTCTTGCGAATGCTATTGAGTGTCTTAACTGTGGGTAAAGACATCATGGCCGGTGAATATCCATAGACACTGTCAGGGTTCTTGATGCAGCGCCACACAATGTAGGGGAAGAAGTCATATTTGGATTCACGGACGATCTCCCCTTTCATTTCATGGTACCACACCGAACGCCAATGATCCCCATCCGGAACTACCGCATGGATAAATTTCCCACCCAGATTTTTGCAACCAAATTTGTCGGTCGCCTGTGCTTCTGTGTAGGTATCCTGACGGAATACAGTTTTGATCTGACCATAACCATCTTCATCTATCCATATGCGCGGAGGTGACATAACCTTGTAAAAGATTGACCTGTCACCCAGATTTTCCTCGAAATAGAGGATTCCCGTTCCAAAGGTAATCCCATCAATCAGGAACTCAACGACCTCTGAATAGAAATTGCTGCGCCGAAAGGCCGCATATAGATCCTTGACAATGCCCTCTAGCCAATACTTGGTTTCAGCGTCAGTATCCATGTCAGGAACTTCCAGCTTAAACCAATCCAGGGAGGGCGACATCAGGTAGCCAAACAAACCCTCTGCCAGCATACGAACCGCAGATACTCCTGTAGAATCAAAGAGATATTTCCCGATAGGTGATTCTGGAGTCCGGTCGTAAAAGAGGTTCTCACGATATGGACAGAAATACCGCGCAAGCTCCTCCCATGTAGGTTCAAAGGGGGTACGCCTCGCCTTCAGCTCTGCAAGCTTTTCTGTGAGTGCTTTATCTATCATTTTTATAGGATACCTCGTTCTCGGCTAGGCCTCCGTAATAACCGCCCTTCTTTGGTCCGCCTTCTCTGCTCTTTAATCTTGCGCCTTGTTTCTTTCTTGACTCTCTCCTTGCGCTCCCTGATCATCTTTTGACCAACATAGAGCTTATAGATCTCGGCGCCACCACGGGAAAGCTCAGCCACAGATTTTGCTTGAGGCAGATCAACAATGGGCTTAGTATAGCCATGGGCCTTTGCCCACTCAGCAGTTACTGGCCCCTTACCGGCTGCCATGGCTGCCTCTGGGTCCCCTTTTCTTATCAGGGAGTTGATGAAAGTCCCAAATTGTGATATGCTGCCACTAATTCCCATTTTCCTTAATTCTCCTTAAAGTGATGGCCGGCCACCAAGAAGACGCCTGGCAGGGGTCTTTTTCTTGAGCAAATCCTCTTCTTTCCTTTTTTCTATTTTAGCCTGCATAGCCTTCTTCTTTTGCGATGCTTCTGCTTTTGAAGCTGCCTTCTGCTGCTTCATGGACATGGCTGTGCTTGCTGCCGTAGAAATGGCCGATACCAACGATGCTATTTGTGCTACTGCTCCCATTTTGTTTTTCTCCTTCTTTTTATCTAAAGTAATCGTGTGGTAAATAATTTCGGCTCCTCGAAGCCAAACATCATAACAAATTTGCTCCACAATGACAGGTCACCGTGGTTAACATTCTCTGTACCTACCGCAGAGATGAGCTCAGTATACCCCATCTGTGAAATGTAGCCCATGAGAGTTTCCTCATCCCTTTTCATACGGTTGAATATCGTGTGTGAAAAGCGCACAATATTAATATGAAAGTTGCCCGCTCCTTTCTGGGGTAACGGCTCAACTCTTGCAACTCCGTAATATCTTCCCTGGCAATAGAGCTCAAAAATACCATCTGGACATACCTTAATCATAGCATCCTCTCTCTAGCTAAAGACATCCCACTCTGTTTTTGGCTTACCTCTACGAGCCTTGCTCACCACAGGAGTAGCAAAGGTGAGAGCTAGGGCATCCGCACCATCCAGCATAACCTTGCCCATCCTCTTCTTGATATCATCCTTGCTTTCCAGTACCATTTTTCCTTTTACTGTGTAGCGATACTGGGGAGCAATAAGTCCAGCTTTAAGCAGTTTGTCTGTTGGTATGGAGGCATTGGGAAGCCAGTCTCGCATCTTTTGCCACATATATGTGCGAAGATTTAACAATCGTGGATCAGGGCTCGATCCTCCAGCTATAATTTCGTTAATGCGGAAGTTGTTTGATCTCAACAAGTCGATAATTCCACCACCCTGACCAGAGTCAATATTTACTGCATCGGGTCTCCACTTCTGAATGATATCACCCACACAGCCTGCAACATATAAGGTATCCTTCTTCGTCAGCGTAACCAGATCAAAAGCCGCAGGTCCCTGCCTCTTAATTATGACCGTCGCACAGTCTCCGAAGCGAGCAGGGTCAACTCCCAGTATCTTGGGTGAAGATTCATATGCAGCTGGATGTAGTTTGCGACCATAAGCTGCGTTTACAGCTTCTTCAGATATAAACTGATCAGTAGACTGTTTCGGGAATTTCCCCCTGACTCGGACGCGAACAAAGTCAGAATCCTCGCCATATGTATCTATCCACTGCTGGATCTGATGCTTATTTGTCCTCTTGCAAGTCCTGCTGTCAATCTCCCAGGTTTTCCAGTATGGGCTTGAGAAGCACGCCTCGAATGGAGTTCCTCGTCTGGTCGGGTTCCCCATTACGATAAACCAGCAGCGCCCAGTAACCATAGCGCCTTCGATCACTTCCCAAATTTCATTGGGAATAAAGCTAGCCTCATCAATTATGAAGAGGACTTCATCTGCGTGCGTTCCAGCAACACCCTCGGGGCGGTTAATGCTCCAAGGAATCGCGTGAGCAAAATGAACACCAGGGTTTGATTTAAGCGAAAGGCGCGTTGCTGTCCAATCAAACCAATGCTTATTAATTGCTCGCTGATGCCAAATTCCCAGTTCTTTCCATGTCTTTCCAGATAACTGCTCTGCTGTGTTAGCTGTAACAACTATCGAAGGATTGAGCCGGGTTGACAGGAACCACAGGATGGTGATGGCAATAACAGTCCCCTTACCAATCCCATGTCCAGACGCTACAGCATAGCGGCCGGGCTCCCTGATTGTATTCAGGAACTCCTCCTGCCATGCCTCAAGACCGTAGATAGGCTTGATTTTCTCCCATGGAAAAGCATACTTCGCATAACCCAGGGGATCATTGCGGAATTTCCAGATGCGCTCAAACAGAGCCTTCTCTACGTTCCTTAGTCTGCTCATTCAGTTCTTCTATCTTCCGTGCCTGTTCTTCTATCTTGAGTGATTGACTGTGCAGTTTCCTCGACTGCCTTTTAATGATCGCTTCGAGGCGCCGAACTTTCTCAACTATTCTGCTCATCTTATCTGGCTATCAGTTGTAAGAGCTCTTCTTCCTCAGCTTCGAGTTCTTTGCGCCTTCTTTCTTCTTCTATCTTTTTCTCTTGGCGAACCCGATCAATTTCTTCTTGAATCGCAATATCAGATTCTGTTGCCTGGTCAAGTTCATCTCGAAGCAGCATATTCTTGATTACTATATCTCTCCCCGGGAAATCGGGAAGGGTGTTAAGGTCAACCACATGATTCTCTTTTAAAGCTGCCCGGAGTTGTGCCTCAAACTCCATCCGTAACCAAACTTCACCTTTTTTAATCTTCACCGCTTCTTCTCACTCCTCTTCAGTCCACATAACAAAGACGGACTCAGGGTTATTACCAGGGTTATAGCCATAAATCTCAACAGTTGTTTCAATCTCAATCAGTTCACCAGGCTTAAGCTCTGCCCCAGTAAATGCTGATACAGTTACATCTCCAATCCGAAAGGTCTGAGTATTGATTGCCAGATTTGCGATCGTTAAGCGTAAGCGACCAGCATTGGGCCCAACTATCATGGTAGCCGTTCCTGCATCCAGGCTTACCTCAGGCATAACATTTAATACCATCGCACCAGACGAATCATCCGTTTTCACCACTGTCGCCCCTTTCGCAGATCACGTATCCACCAACCGAAACCCACTCTTTCGTAATCAGCCTAAGTTCCTCAGCCTTAAATGTTAAAGGGAAGGGGGCTTCCATCCTGAATTCTTTGAGGTGCATTGCCCCCGTGATTCCCTGAATCTGCATATCCACAGGATGTGGAGCTACCAAAAAGATCGACCGAACTAGGCAAGGCCCCTCCACGATCACTGATTCATGCCCGCAGTGTGATACGGGGATAACCTCCACCTGGTGCTGGACTTGTTTAACCTGCAGGAACTCTTGTGCTACCCTCATCTCTGTGGGGATGTTTGTCACCGTGACAGGGTTGATATCCAGCTTCTCGTTCTCAACCCGAACCGTACCTTGCACGCTCAAGACCGAAGGCATCTCAGGCTTCTCAATGCGAGTAACCAGTGTACCGTCAGGGTCGACACGAAGATTACGCAAGTAGCGACCATCATCACCCAGGATCAGGACGCCATCTTTATTCTTGCGATTGAGGCCATGGCCGACTTTCCCTGGCTGGCTATCAGTGTTAACCTGATAAACCAAGAGCTCGCCATCCTGAGTACAACGGATTGGCGTGGTTCCCTTAAATCCAGACCGACCTTGTATCGGCTCAGGCTCTTTGCCTGCGACTTGCTTATGTTCCGTTTTTACTAACATCGCCCTACATTGGAAGCCGATCAATGCTCATAACAGTGCAGCCCCAGGTATTGTCAAAATACATACCGCCGGAATGATAAACATAAACATAGAGTTCAACATAGTCATCCTTGTCCAGCTGAACTGTGGTTGCACAGTTGATACATATGTGCTGACTTATTTCAACCTTATTGTAATCAAAGGTTCTTGCTACAGCAGTACCGTTCTTATATATCATGAGCATTACATAGTCGCCAACATATAAATAGTGGGCATATGCCGTACAAAGGCTCGCCTTGATATCGTAGTATCCAGGGCTCCCGGCAGTAAACCTTCCATTTAAAAATTCGCCAAGCGTATCATACTCTTCAGCCGAGTAAGGAATGAGAGTGTATGTATCGTGCGGAGCTGTCAGTGTATCACTTTGCGCAGCACGCACATGGGAAAGGGTCGGATCAAGAGTTAACTCGATCGGAACCGTATAAACATCGAACGTGCCATCTGCTAACTCTACGGCATAGGCAAGATTTTTAGTTCCCGGGCTCCAATCATAATCCGTCAGAGTTTCAGCTCCAACCCAAACATGTTTAAAATCACCAAAGTCAGTGGTTTCCTTATTAGCATCGATAAAATCGTTAGTATCCCAAGCTAACCATATTGGTCGCCCAGGATGACAATTATCCATCGTAATAGTGAAGGGCCAGCATGCACTTGCTAGCTCGGGTGGACCGATATAAGGTCTCCAGTGACGTTGCTCATAGAACCATCCTTCGGCACGAGCGAACAAATCGATTCCCAGATAACGCCCCACCCTGGCAGCTTCTTCGCTCCTGGCTGCGACCTCTGTGTATAGATCATCAGGATCTATCAAGTGTGAATCAGCAAGGTCATCCCAGAGACCAACATCAAGAACATTGTTATCTACACCGTTGTTGTCTTTAAACCATCTGAGAACATAATGGGCGATTATCATGTGACCAAAGGTATCTACATGTCCTATATGGTCAGTGCAGGAGCCCATCTTTGTGATCCTCCAAAGATCAACCGTAAGATAGGCATCGTACATGGTGCGGATATTTTCAGAAGCCGTTCCGAATATTTGGTATTTTGTAAGTTCAGTGCTATCAATATTGGTATTCAAATATGTAGAGTTATTTACGCGACAATTGCTTTTTCCATGATAAGTAATCAGCTTGTGGCTCCAAGGAAGGCACTGATTGTTGGTTAGAGATGTAGGAACAAAGCTCCCAGCACCGTGTGGCCACTCCTCAAGATAAACAATTGTAGCATCAGGTAAACCTGCATGAAGTGCATCATATACGTCTTCTGCATCATCAATAATCTCGGATGCAGTTTTTCCGCCAACCAGTATCGCATCATTGATTCCGAGCATTACAAAGATAAAATCTGCTCCATGCGCGATAACTTGCTCAACCTGAGACCGTGTTCCCGACTCGTGCACCGTGTGATCGTTTAAGGCATCGTCAAATGTGGCACCACATACTGCATAATTCTCTACTGTAACAGGAAGCCCCATTTCGTTGCACAGCTTTTCAAACTGGGAAGACCACGTATCACGAAAGAAAGTGGGCTGGCTAAAACTATCCCCTATCACCGCGACCTTCAGAATATCACTTCCGCCGCCCAGGCTCTCAATTTTATCATAAACAGCATTTTTGGAAGGAGCAATGTTTGTAACCCCATTCCATGAAGATCCATAGGCTTCGTCAGAAACCCTGCTAAAGCTGCTTTTTGATATTCTTCCAGCCATTGCCCTACTATTCCTCGGTCCACATTACAGAAACAGATTCAGCGCTACCACCAGGATTGTATCCATATACCGCTGCAGTTGTCTCAATTTCGATTGATTCACCAGGTGCAAGTTCTATTCCGGCGGTCGCTGATACAGATGCATTTCCAATTCGAAAGGTCTGAGTATTGGCCGCCAAATTGGTGATTATTACGCATAAGCGATTGGCATCAGCTCCAACTATCATGGTGTCCGTTCCTGCCGCCAGACTTACATCAGAGGAGACATTCAGCACTGTCGCCTTAGGTGAGTCATGAATGTCTACCTGCAGATAGCCACTACTATCTACTTTTATCGGATAGACATTGCTTCCGTTATGTCCAAAAACTGCTGTACCAACAGGATAAGGTTCACTCTCTCCAGAATCATACTGAATACCAGTGTATTGCCCTTCGACTACCTCAACCTGAAGGCGCCCTAAGGAGTCCACTTTTACTGGATAAACTTCACTTCCATCATGTCCTAGGGCTACAGTGCCAAAAGGAGACGCAACCGTCGTTCCGTCTTCATATTGAACTCCATCATAGCCACCCTCAACGACCTCAACTTGCAAACGTCCCGAGGAATCCACAGAGATTGTCTGGAGATTAGACCCATCATCCCCTAAAATCAGATGACCATAAGCGTTGAGATTAGATTCCCCATCCTGATACTCATGCCCAGCACCTCCGCCCTCAACAACAACAACCTTAAGATATCCATCAGCATCTAGCTGAACCGGAAAGACAGTATTGCCAGGCTTCTCGCCCAGGCAAACGCTACCCTCTAAGCTGGTACTGCTCTCGCCTTCAGTGTATCGTTCCGTCTGAATATGAACAGGGATACCAGAGTCTGTTCTTTTACCTTGAAATTGTGCCAAGGTCTTATGCCTCCTCCTAATCTGTCACACTTGAACTGTCGTATATCAAGCCCAGTCGACTAATCTCAGCCAAGCACTCCGCCTTCGTACCGCAGAAGAGATGGTTAATTGTGTAGGTATACCCCTCAGATTCGGTCAGGCTTTTTATTATGCCATTCCAGTGCACCAGCCGCCAGCATTTCTCATTGGATGGACTTACATTGCAATTAAACTTGAGCTCATTCTTTGTGACGTTGTAGGTGCTAGGATCGCGCTTATAAACCTCGATCTTGTCAAGATTTTTAGGATTCTTGATGACGATCTCTCTCGTCTCAAAGGGTTTTGGTGAAGCACTGGCTCTCATAGACCCCATCCTCTGTTCCTCCTCTCTCCCCTTTTCTCAATCCGTTGTTACTGACCAGCCGCGAGCTACTAGGTTATTCTTACAAGCCACTCCAGTTGGGCTTGGTGCTTCATTTCCTGAAATATTTAAAGTTCCGCCCGATGTTCCGTGGCTATCCATATCACATAGAACTGTGTCTACCATATCTTGATTCATGGAGTTATTTTGAGTTAATAAGGTTGACAAATCTGTTATCGCACTCACATCAAGAAGAGAGATATTGTTGCTATAGCACCGCAGATAGGTTAATAACGTCAATGCACTTACGTCAAGGACAGAGATATTATTAAAGTCACACATTAAGGTGCCTAGCAACGTCAATGCACTTACGTCAAGAACAGAAATATTGTTACTAACACATATTAAGTCAGTTAATAATGTCAAATTGCTTACATCAAGGACAGAGATGTTGTTCATATAGCAATACAGAATTTTTAATGATGTCAATGCACTTACGTCAAGGACAGAGATATTATTTCCCTGACAATATAAATATTCTAACGATGTTATTTTGCTTACATCAAGGACAGAAATGCTATTGTTACAACACCAAAATGTTGTTAAATTCGGACAATACTCAGGGCGAAGAATAATTTTCCCTGTTATTTTGGGTGCTGTTCCGGAACTATTGAGACGTAACTCTGTACCCGTACCCCAGATGCTCCCCTTCGCAGGAACGGCGCCTTCAGTCAAATAGACCGAATGCCATGAACCTTTTGTTCTATTATTTAAAACCTTCCTACCGCCAGCATCTGCCAGATAATCATCGGACCCGTCAAAATAATATCCCTGGCCATCAAAATAAGCTCCGCTAGGATACAAGGTAACACCATGACCAGACATATCGGGCAACTCATCCCGCTGACCATACCACCACAACGGCCAATAACTATAGCCACCCTTCAAAAGGCGGCTTCCTCCGCAACAACCAAAAGGATTAGGGGCACAGATTGTCATCTATGAGCACCTCTTTATATACCAAGCTTATAAAGGACGAGATTGACCGTTTCAGTCCCTGCTTCACTCTTCTTGATCCTCAGGAGGGTCCCCGGTACGATAATTTTATCAGGCTGCAAAGTGGAGGCACCATCATCACTCACTGCGTAAGAATTCCACCGCTCCTGGCCATCAGTCGTATAGTCCTCATCAAAGATGCCCAAATAAACAGAGGCTCCCGATAAGTCAGGAACCACAGCAAGAATCTCACTCAAAAAAGTATGATGCGTAAACTCCTTAACCGTCACCCAACTCGTGCCGTTCAGGGCAACCGAGACTTTCTCACGGCTATTAGCGCAGGTCACGGGGACGC